TGTAGCAATTATGTTGCGAGTCACAAATGGATTTTCTATTTGATTATCGAATTGAGCAGTGTATATACCATGATACCTAGCATATAATGTTTCTCCCTCGTCAGCACTTGTAAATTCTACAAAAACACTTTGTCTATCATCAGTTATAGTTAAAGTTTCTGGAAAGTTAGGATCATATTTTATTGTCTGATTAAAGAGTTGGTCGAAAGATATCACAGTATCTTCAGTAGATGTTTTGGATATTTCTATTAAGACAGATGTTGCTTTGTCTTCTCCTGCCCAACCTGACAGTGTTATTGTAAGATTATCTGCTGCTAAAAGCTTTTGATATTGCCCGTTTTGCACATTTATGTCAACGTCTTCGGATACATTACCTATATTATATACAGCAGTCGTTGCGTTTTTTAAATTAAGATCTTGAACTGTGTTCGAATTAAAATCTGCAGTGCTGTCTGTTCTTACAACATTTTCTTGCAGATCTTCTATTTCCGTTTTTGTTATATCAAGATTGTCAGATATTTCTGAAAAATTATTTCTAAATCCAAACGAGTCATTGTCTCGTCCAGGTTCTGGAAAATTCCTATCTATCTTGTTTGTGTTAATATCTGACATGTTACCTCCTGGGTCCCTTATAAATTGAATTCATAGTTTGCAAACACTACAAACTGTTCCTGATTCTTTTCTGTTGTCGAATCAATTATAAATCTATCGACGGTCATTTCAAATTGTCTAATGTCGAAATTGCTTAGTCTAATTGCTCTTTCGATGGTTGCTGCAGTGCCTGGTACACAGTAGCACAAAGGATAAGCAAGAGTGTAGCCCAGTGCATTTGCTCCTTGCTGTGCAGTTCGCATCCATAAAGGAAGAAAATCACTTTCGGTCTCGCCTAGTGTGCGTATTTCAGACCTCAGAGATGATACATTACTGATGTACTTGTTTATCCTATTTGGGTCGCTCACATACACAAGATTTGAATCTACAGACACAGTATTTGCGTTATCGGGCCTAAATGTAATGTTTGTGCTTGATCTAGCTGAATAATCAACTACGATCGGATTTGTTCGTCCTATCACTGAGGAGTTTTCTAGTAAATTTATCTGTGTGGTTTTATCCCGTTGATCAATGTTTATAAACTGATCGAAGTAAAATATTCTCTCCCCAGACCTTGTAGTAATTGAAATCGAATTTAGGTCCGAGTTAGGAAGAGTTGCAAATTGTTTATTATAATCTGATATATCAGATGTGATCTGTTTTTTCGTTGGTATAATTTTATCTTTAGATAGTTCAGAAGCTGAGTATTCGTCAATTAAATCTAGATACACAATTTCGTATAACACTTCATTTGTGCCAGGAACTTTTGCTTCTGCAGTTTTGATATCATTTATCTTAAATGTTTTTTTCTTAGCGTGCTTTGCGGCAATAGCGACATATTTTTCTGCGGTTTGTGTTTCTATTCCTGCATACAATAATATTCTGTTATCACGTCGTAATCCAAAATTTGAATCAAAAGGTCTGTATATAAATTCCGGATCAAAGATAGCAGGATTACTTATAAAATCATTATAGATTTGCTTAACTTCTCTGTCAAAATAAACCTGGAAAAACAAGTTACTATAATCAATGTCTTCTTTGATTACGGTAAGTTCGAATTCTCTTTCAATTGCACTGAATCTAAATTGATCTCTTGCCTTGACAGTAAATCTATACGACCTTGTTTGCGAAACTTGAGAATTATCTATCCTGCCAGATATTGCGCCGTTAAAATTTAAAGTTAGCCCCGGAGGCAATTCACCGTCTTCGAGTGTATAAAGCAAAAATGCATCAGGCACGTTCGTCTCTGCTTCTACGCTTTTAATAGAAACATAATTAGACGAAACTTGCCCTAGGTTACTGTCAGTTAGCCAACGTATTGTGCTATCTACTTCACCTATGATGTTTACAGTAAATGTTTTTTCTTGTGTTGCTGTTTCTGTAGTTTGTACAGTCTGCCTAATCGCATTAACTGTAAACGTAAATGTTCTTGTCACAGCAACTTGATAAGGTACTCTACCAGCAATCTCACCTGTGTTTTCATCAATTTCCATTCCCGGAGGCAATACACTAGGAGTCTCAGGAATCACAGTTTCGAAATCGTCTGTATCTGTATATTCGGTTTCGGTTTCTAGATCTACTGGAAATTCTCCTGAAATTTCAAATCTGCCAGAAATTTCTTTGCCTGTATTTTTAATTCTGTAAGTGCCTGGATTGGTATCCTGCAATCTATATACCACGTTTCCTTGCAGAGTATTAGGATCAATTACATCAAGAAAAATTGTAGTAAAATTAGCTGCACGTTTAAACCCGAGTTCAGAAGGCGTGAGCCAAATTGGAGTTCTTACATAGGTATTATCTGAAGTGAAGACACCGGTTCCGACCTGCATAATAGTATTATCAGCTCTTAGGAAATCATCACCTACTACAAATATTCTAAACGTGCGTTTAGCAGTGGTATATCCGTCGGACGCAGTAACAGTAAACTCATAAAATCTGTTTAGTTTTTTCGGCGTCTTAACAGAAGTAGCAAAATCGAATACTGCTGTGTCATAGAAAAAACTGTCAAATCCTGCTGTGTCTACAATCGAAAAATCATATGGATACTTGTCATATTTTGATTCGTCGTAGTAGCCTTTCGCAGCGTCTTTTTCTAGTGCAAGTATAGGATCTATTACACCTTGTAGTCTACCATCTTCATTGAGTGTTATTCCTGGAGGTAATTCGCCATCGCCTGACGCGATAAAGTATTTCAACTGCTGGCCAGCAGCAGTATCACTGTCTATTGCTATAAGTTGATAATCAACTGGTGCGCTATCTAATATGTAGAAAGAATCGTTCTTTCCTACCGGTAGAAGATCACCTGGTGTCTGCCAAACTGGTGTGTCTGCTCCTTGGACTGTTATAGTAAAAGTTCTATCATATGGTGTGTCATTTTCAAAAGATCTTAGAACAAACCTATAATCAGTAGATCTAATTACTTCTATAGGAGTGCCTGTAATCTCAGTACCTGTAAGTTCCATACCTGCTGGAATTTCACCGCTGATAAGTTGAGGATCAGAACCACCGGAGATAGGAAGATCTACAGTAGAAGCAATTGTCTCCTGTATTGTAGCTAGTCTAGTTCCGGAAGGTTGAGTCCATACTGACATTAAAATGTGCCTAGCTCAAATTCAAAATCGGCTGGAGCAGTAAACGAACCAAAATCTACTTCTGTGTTATAAACTATAAAATCAATTAAATTAGTAAAACTGGGCGAAAACTCGCCGAAGTCAAAGGAAGTTTCGAACAATCTGTCATTTAGATCGCGGATGTCTAAACCATGCACTAGTCCTTCAAGATTTCCAAAAAATGTATTAGCACTTAATTGGTTAACATTTGTTATGTTATTGTTCACTGCATCAAGCGGAGCACTTAGTCTTGGTTGTGTGTCTGCTTCTAGAACGCCTGTAGTTGCTCTTACTCGTATAGTGTTTGTAGGACTGGCAAGTTTTTCTACTACTATTCCTGCCCCGCCCTCAAAATTAACAGTTCCGCTTGACTGCGTGTCATTAATTACGATGCTGCCGTTATCGGTAGTAAAAATCAAATCAGAAATTCCTACAGCAGCATCTATTGTAATAGAGGTAGAGTTTGCGCTTAGATTTATTCCTGATCCTGCATTTAGACTTTTAAAGTTTAGGATGTTATCAATCTTGTTAGCAAAAATTCCTTCGCTAGACGGAGAAGTCCCTAAATTGTTCCCTTCTACTTCGATAGAACGGTTTACTGCATCGAGCTCAGTAAAGTTATTATTAACTTTAATAAACGCAGTTCTCAGATCGTCACCTGTGCCGTCATTTGCAAGGTTGCCTATGTTTATGTTTTCGATTGTCATTCTATGCCCCGTTTAGTATATTTACCAACTTGATTCTGCCCAAGGTGTTCTGCGCCAAATATCTGTTACACCGTCATATTCTGCAACACAATAATAAATGTAATTACTGTCAATGGCAATTGCGCCTATCGGCGTTCCTGGATCCCCTATAGAGGTTGCTGGCACTCCTGCCCCCGTGTAAAGTATCATGCTACCAGCTTGAGTAAATCCAATAAAACTGTCTGCAAATGTTCCCAGTTTGCCTATGTCAGTACCAAACTGTTCGATTTCTTCGAACTGGATAAACCTTCCTAGGTCCATCCTAGCATTACTATCAACAGACAACGAGTCTAGTACATTCACAAATTCTGCAGCAATGTCTAAAACTTCTAAACCTTCAGCGCCGGAATCTACTCCTGGATTAGTCAATTTTAATTTGCCATTGTTTATTCCTAAAGAATAATTACCAAGTATCAGTGTATTATCTGATAGATACAAACTTTTAAAAGGCTTTTCTGGACTACCCAAGTCGTAGGTATTTGCTTCACCAGGTATTATATTTCCGCTTGTATTGATATTATTAGCAGTTAAAATTATATTGCTAGGAGAGTTAAGGTCAATATCCCCAGCGTTTGAATTGATAGTAACTGAATCGCTTTCGATTTCGCCTATTATTTTGTTGTTAACTGCGTCGACGAGCAGAGTAGAATCGTCACCAAAAACTGATCCTGTTAAATCACCTGTAGGAGTAATTTCTATGCCAGATTCAAGATCCTGTTGTGTCACATAGTTCAAATCGTTAGCAAATGCACTTACGGCAGTAGGCCTATTCTGTATCTCGGTATATTGTATCTTGGAAGGTCTCCAGGCATCTGCAAAATATTTTAAAACAGAATTTGTGTCTGGAGCAAGAGTATAAGAAACGTCGAATAAATCTCTGATAGATGTACTTGAAAGATCTAAGTTAAGAACAACATCTTTTGGCTGGTATTCGTTGGCAACACTGTTCCATATCAGCGCTTGATTATTTTCAGGATTGTCAAGACTTACATCATTCAGATCTTTTGTAACAGTAGGTATCACCGGTGTATCACTAAGATCATTGTAACTACCGCTGAATCCAGAATTTGGAAGGTTTGCAAGATCATTGAAATCACCAGTAAACGCAACAGTAGCCAGCGGAGCATTATTGCTTGCGCCTGCTGTTCCAGAAGGATCAATTGTTTGTGTACCTATTGTTAGTCTATCTATATTCGCTTCACCGTTTACTTCTAAACTAGCAGCAGCAATTATTCCGCTGCCGGAAAGATCTAGCGAATCACCAACGGGCAGTTCTTTTAACCTTCCAGTTGCTTCGTCTAAGATAAGTGGAAATCTATTTGTCATTTTATACTCTTCCTACTACAATTTCTATTACGCCTTTGCTGTCAGACGGTTTATCTTCAAGCGCTTTTCCGATCACAGTACCTATTCTTGGATCGTTGTTTACAACAGCATACCCTGGTATAGCAGAACTTACTAGAAGGTCTCCTTTAGATGCCCTGCCAAGTACCTTACAAGGCAGTCTTCCTTGTAAAGCAATTGCAACTGTGTCTTCTGCGTCGAGTTCTGAATTCATAAGATAGGCTGGATTAGTCGACACTACACCTGCTATTCTATAATCACCTTTTTTGTCAGTAACAGTTATTTCTGCTTCGCCGCCGAAGATAACAACAGTGCCTGGCTCGTAAGAACTATCTGCTGTGTAATTTTCAGCAAGGTCAGCATACTTGGCTTCTGTAGCAACACCATTGAAAATATTGGCATACATTGTGTCAAATCGTCTGCTGTTTGATCCTATATTTCTAGTATTTGTTTGATCTGGTAGTATATTACTGGCAAGATCAGCATTTACAGTAAGGTTATCGCCACTGTCTGAACCTAGTATTATCGAACCGTCGACTTCGATGTTTCCTGATACTTCAAGATTATTATTGATATTTGTTGTGCTATCACCTATAACTATCCTTGGAGTTCCACCAGTTACCAGAGTTATTATAGAAACACCATCTTCCGTAAATCCTGTATTATCCCCTAGTCCGATCCCAGTTGAAGTAGAGCCCCTCTCAGATGCCGCTTCAATAAACGAAGTGTAAATCCAATCTGAAGCTATCCAGCCTTCGCTAGACAAATCTGATCTTCCTTGGAATGTGCTCTGAGAAGTGATTCCGGTTAAGCCTACATCAATGTTGCCAGGGAATTTTGTAACTAGGCTGCTGTCAGTGTCACCGGCTGCACTAAATATTTCTGCCCCGGCCGGAGTACTGAAAAATACAGTGTTTGACAGTCTTTCTATTATCTCATCCCCGCCAATCTGAAGCGCACTAGCATCTATTTCGCCAGAAGCAGTTCTTCTTACTATAGTATTGTTAACTGCAGTTGTGTCAATTTCGGTAACACCATATACAGAATCGCCGTTGCCGTCATCGGCCTGTAATCTTACAAGCACCTCGCCCGGAAAGCCAGTGTCGGTGCTTATAACTGTGTTTGTGAAGTCACTGTCTTCAAGACCTTTGCCTTGATCTACCACAGTAGAAAAATCTATTGCTGCAGCGTCGCCTGAGCCGGCGTTAGTTCTACCATAAACCTGTCTTACCCCAATATCTGGAATTTCGGCAAACACAATTCCGTTGTCTTTGATGCGAACGTAACCAGAGTTTGTTTCAAAGTTTTCGTCTGAGAATTTAGCAAGACCTAGATCAGCTTGAACTTTGCTAGCAGATCCGTTATATCCAGAAGTAGCGTCATCTTCGTCAAACGTATCGGCACTCTGCATGTTGAGTTTACTCTGCGCAATTTCAGCACTTGAATTAACATCAGCATTGATAATTGAATCATTCTGTATCTGCAGATTATACGTGGCAGAAGTTGCTGTGCGTTCTACAGTTAGGTTTATTACAGAGTCTGTTTTTTCACTTGCATTGGCCCACTCGAACACAGGATTTTCTATAAGTGCTCTGCTAACAGACTCGTCAGGCTGATTATAGATGTCCTCACCTTGAATAAAGTCTCCGCCCGTCTGTGGCAAATAGGTTATTTCATCTATATCGCCTAAGATTGTATCAGATAAATCCTGCACGTCTATAACTGTAGCTGTTTTAGTCGAGCCTATGGTGCCAATTGTGTCTCCAATCGATAGGCCCAGTCCGTCTTCAATTAACAGTTTTTTGTTGCCGGTGACTACTAATAAATCATCTTTTTCCGGAGAGTTAATTTCTGTATCTCTTAAGGCAGGTATGTCATCGAACTCTCTTACCTTGCCGTCTACATAGTTTTTATTAGCAGCAGCATTACCGTCTTGCCCTGGCAGAGCAAGGTTAGTGATGTTGAAGGCGCCCATATTGATATCAGACTCCATTGAGGATCCGCCGTTCAGTGGAAGAAATCCTGGACCTAGTCTAATTCCTGTAGGAGCGCCTTGTATTTGAACGCCTGTATCTACATTATATCCTAATGTTCTGTTAATGTAATTAAATATTGCACGTTCTGTTGGAACTGCCTGTCCGCTCTGGTCTGAGAATGAATCATCTGCTGAGAATTCATTTATTGTAACACCTCTTGTAAAACCTAGAGCGTTTGCGCCTGTTATACCTATAGTTCCGCTGAATGTAACATCACCCGTTCCTTGGTCTACTGAGAAGAACTTGCCTACCCTAAAGAAACCATCTTGGTCAGTTGAAACATAAAATACTCGACCCTTGCGTCTTTCCCATACCTGAGATGAAGTGGCAGTTACTGCGTCTGTGTAATCCGAAGCAAGACTGTTAGCAGGTTGCCCAAATATTACATTTGGATAGTTTGATGCATTATAACCGCCTGCGCCTATTTGAGTAAAGTCGTGACCGGTGGCTCTTAGTAGTGATATTGAAATCGTAATTTCTGCAGGGGAATTTTCAGGCAATCCTGCAAACAGATCAATTGACTCGGCGTTAGGAAGACCTAAATTAAGCCCAGTGGTGCCGGTGTTCCCGCCGTCTACGTTTGTTCCTGCAACGTCCTGAATTGTAATATACGGAAAGCTTTCAGATGTATCATCATATTCGATTACACTATGAGTTTTGCCACCCCATACAAAAATCATTCCGCCTAGGTAACCGGATTCTCCAGGTTGTCTACCTTCTATGTCTCTCAAGAGTCTATCCACAATTCTTTCGTCACCTATCGGAGTAACAGCAATGTTTGTATCTCCTTGAGAATCTCCAAATCCGCCTGATAAGTTTGTGACATCTGTTTCAAGAGTAACATAGTTAAAGTCAACTTCAGAAGTTGCTAATATTTCTTCTGAGTCAAGTTCAATGCCCACGCTGTCTAGAGGAGAAAATGCAAGTGTTCGATAGGTTGTGTCAAAAGATTCGTCAAAGTTTATAGCAGTGCTAGGACGTGTTTCAAGAGCTTCTTGGCTTCTAATTCCTTGGAAAACAAAGTTTGTGCCAGTACGATATTCTACAATAGTACCATCTGCTAGATCGTCTTGTAGAGACTCAAAGAAGTCGCCTTGTATATTAGGATCTGCTGTTATATTCATTTGATATACAGCATTACTTCTTAGCGTGCCGGATGCTGTAACATCAATAGGATCTTCGCCTATTATTCCGTCTTGATCATTATCAGATATACTACGGATACTTGAAATTCTATAATTTAGTATACCAATTGAACCACCGTGATCAACTCTTAATATTCCTTGCGCTGTAGGAACATCTTTAAGGTCAGTGACATGTATAATCTGATCACCTGTAGAATTTGTTTGATTAATAGTTGTAAATATTTTACCAGGCTGTACTAGAGGAGTTGCTAGTGTAACATCATCAGGTATTTCGTTCGGATCAGATCCTTCAGCTACTAGACCAAAAAATCCATAACCGTTAGAACCATTTAGAGAACGTATTTCTGATCCATTTTTAGCATAGTATGCTGCTTGACAGTAGTAGGTGAACATTGACACCATTTCTGATACAGCGCCGTTGTTGGTTACAAGACCATATCCAAGATCGTTTATCTGGGTAAAATCGTTGCCCAGCATAGACCTGTTGCCCGCAGTCTGAATGAATATTTCTTGAGGTGTTGCAGCAGTAAATCCTTGACCAATGTCTGTTGCAGGATCTGGATTAGATGATCGATCAAGGAAAATTGTAGCAGTTCCGTTACCACTATCATAATTGGCTATAGCATTTACCTGATATCTTATACCTTCATAGAAAAATGGTGCAGGCAACTCAGGTGGTCTTCTAAACAGACCCTGGTTTAGATCACTTTCTACGTCAAGGACAAAATTATTTTGTTTGTTTGTTATACGAACAGGAATATTGCCTACAAATGCATCTACAAACATTCCTCCCCTAAACTTTTTAGTATTGTCGCTCTTTGAGAAACTTGAACCTGTCTGGATGTATGGAGACTTTGTAAGTATTTGCCCTTCAGGATCGAGTACAACCATGAAGCCGCCTTGTCCTTGAACAGTTACATTTCTCACAATAGTAGCATCTGACATTTGAAAAACATCAACGCCATCAGCATCGTTACGCAGTGGAGGATTGTAATCAGGGTTAAATGCGAATGTCAATAAACTAATAAGGTCTGTTACAAGACTTACTGTTCCGCTTTCCGCTGCGCCTAAGGTTAAGTCAGGAACAATATCTCCGTTTTGTCCCGGATTTGTTCCTTGAAGTAAATCTGCAGCTATCAGTGCCACCTGATTTAAAACTAGTTCGATAGCATCACGATCTGCTAGTGCAGTATCATTGTAGAATTCTCCCTGCTCCTCTAACGCAAATTCTACTCCACCAAGATTTAGGTCTCGGATTAGTGAGTCTACAACTTTGCCTATTCTGTTTCTAAAAAGTTGAGGATCATAGTTGAACCCCGCAAAGGCTGCAGGGGTCCCAGAGCCAATCGCAGCGTTTATATATTCTATAATTTCTTCTTGTATAAATCTTGTGTTATTTTCAAGAATAGAAGCGGCTTGTGAAAAACCTCCCTCATTTGTAGGAATTAATCCTACGTTTTTATCTGCATGAGGATTTTCAAGATAAAATTGGCCAAAATAACCCTGTATTTCGTCAGTCTGATTAAGGAAGTATCCAACTTCGGCAGCTATGGCAAACATCTTACCTTGTGCAGAAGCCCAAGAAATATCAGAGCCGCCTTCAGAATCTGAAACTGTGATTACGTCTCTATTTGAGCCAGGGATAATAGCAGTTACATAATATGTAGCATTCCTTGTAACTTCTGAACCAATTAAATTAGCGCCTGCAAATTTTATTTCTGTGCCAACTTCCATCCAAGAAGCATCATCAACTTCGATTGCCTGCGGAGCAGATACTCCTAGTGAAAACACAGTGGAGTCTTTTTTGTCAGTTAAAGATAATCCGTCGAATTCTAGATCTCTATAAAAATAAGTTGTGGCGTATTTTGATTGCGAGGTTCTTAGTTTAGGTCTAATAATTACTCGTCTAAATTCATCGCCTTTAAGAGAAACATTATTAGAAAGTTTGATAGGAAAATCTTCTTCGTAGGTGCCCGACTCTACAAATATTGTAACCTGCTTACGTCTTACAAAGTTACCATATGTTAGTGTTTCTCCTTCGATAAAGTCAACTGCATTAAGGGGCAGTAGTTCATAGGTATCGTTGTTGTTTTCACTAGGATCGTCGTTAGTATAATTTACTATTCTACCTTGGGCGCCGGAAAGATCGCCTACTATAATTTTTCCAGGTAATGTATCTAGATTATTAGGATTTCCTTGGTCGACATATTCTTCACTGCCATTATCAATAACCAGCTTGTAATTGTTTCCAAACGCAATATCTGATCCTGCATCAATCCCGTCATTAATTATTGTCTCTATCAAAGAGAATTTAGAATTGACGGAACCAACTCCGGTTGTGTCTGCCGGCGAGCCTTGGAATTCTGGTTTTAGTCTAACACTGTTTAAAAAGGTTTCTCTTTCCTGATATACCACACCGACTTCGCCGCCTGTTGTGAATGGTGTATAACTGCTAATATCAAAAAAGTTAATTAGTCCGTCGTCTTCGTATAATTCTACAACGTCATCTGATATCACTCTTATATAAGCAGTTTGACCTTCTATTTCGACCATTCCGCCTACATTCTGAAACAATATTTGTTCACCGTTTTCAAAACCGTGGTTAGAATCTGTAATTACTCTTGCTCTTGGGACAGTAGTTGATTCATCTACTTCAATATCTGCTATGTCTACCTGTTTAAAAAGTTCATTTTGAAAAATTGTAGAAAGCAAAGTGTTTGCAAAGCTAATAGCATCAAGTGTCTGAGTTTTGGATGTTGTTATTTTTGAAAGATTAACAGCATTGTTATAGTATCTTTCGGCTACCTGCCTTGTAAGTGTATTTGCATTTACACCTCTACTAAGGTCAAAAGCAATTGAAGATAAAATGTTATCAATATCATTTTGATATTCTTCACTATTATAAACAAAATTAGGATAAGTAAACTCCAAATATCCGTCTACTTCTCGAGCTATATATTCTCTGTTATCCTGAATAAATTTCACAGTTTGAGTGAAAGAAGGAGAAATAATTCCTGCTTCTATGACTGTAGAATTTGCTGCTCCATTGTCTATGGTGATATTTTGGAAATAAGGTCCAGGTTCCGGAAGACTGGTTCTTATAATTTCTTCGGCTCTTCTAGCTGCAGCATTTATTGTTCTGTAAGCATAATCCAGTGCTGTGCCTTCTCTGCCTGGCGGAACTCCCTGCATAGAATCGTCGCCTGATCGACTAACAAATAGGTTTTCAGGAGAAGAGTATGTAGTGGTATCAACATAGAGTTTTGTAGCTGCTTGTAGATCATCTTCACCATTAATTTCGCCGAAGCCAGCAAGCTCGCCTGGATGATCATGTAGGGTCAGTGCTCCTTCCATGGTATCCCCTTGACGTCTAACAAGGCCTTTTCGCGGAACTGCAGCGTTAGCAAGATAATTACCTTCTAGATTAGGATCAAAGCCAGCATCAGCAAGTGTGTGAACTTCGTCATCCGGAATAGATCCTGTTATAAAGATTTTGTTTTGTTCGGCTGTTGTATCGCTGGGATCTTCAGCATCGGCTTCGAACAGAAACAAAGATAGCTGATTTTCGTCTACAAACCGGATATAATAAACTGGCTTTATATCTATATTAGCGTCCGATGCTGTGCCATCTCTATTAGCAACGAAAATCAAACCGTCTTCGTTTCTTTCTGCTCCGAAGCTCGTCCAATCTAGACTATCTTGTTCGATAATTCTGTATGTTCTACCTTCTTGTATTAGAGCAGCATCTTTGACAGAATCTAGACCTGTAGGATCATTGTATCTTGAATTGAACGTAAATTCTTGGCCGTTAATGGTTCTATCAAATCCGTGATTGAGAACTTCTACGTTACCGTCTATGTATCGATTTATATCAAGGTTGTATTGGTCTGTGCTAGAAGGTTCATCAGCTACTCTAACCGGTAATCCACTTGTAATGTAACGTCTATCGGCAAATCCTTTTGTGATTACAAGATCGTCAATATTAATATTGTCATTATGTCTGGTGTTAAATTCATCTACTGCAAACTGAGATATAGCAACGTTAGCAACTGCGTTGTTTCCTACGTTAAGAGGGCCGCCTAGAGATGGTTGTGCATCGTCTGATAGTTCTGTAAATGCTGTTGTAATAACTAACTTGCCTTGTGCTGAAAAATCAAATACAATAGTATCTGTTTGATTGGGATCAAGTTCGTTGTTTGATGCAAATTCAAGAAGATTTATAGCACTACCTTCAGGATTAACTACAGGTATAGCATTAGGAACAAGTGTATCTGGAGTATCACCAAGCGATGTAAAATCAATAGTGCCCCCTTGCCCAAACACAGCATACAATTCTACAAAGTTTTCATTGGTTTTTCTAAAACTTTCTCTTATGCTATCGCCAGTGCCGTCATTGCCTTCTACACCAATATCAATATCTTGTTGTGCCATCTATTACTCCGATTTTTAAAAACTTATGCTAACGCCGCAGCCACATGCTGATTCGACATTTGGATTGCGTACCTGCATTTTGGAACCCAGCATTTCTGTTACATAGTCAATTTCTGTGCCTTCGAGAAAGGGTCTACTAAAATTATCTATTACCAAAAAGCCCTCACCAGTGGAAATAACTGTGTCGTCTTCTGTCACAGCATCTTGTTCAACGGTCCCCCACATATATTCAAATCCTGCACAGCCGCCACCTTTTAGAGACAGGCTAACAGCGTAGCAATTTCTACTTTTACAGATATTGTTAATGTGGGATTTTGCTGCGTCAGTGAGCGTGCAAACAGTCATTTTGGTCTCCTTATAGATATTTATCGAGAATTTTTATAATCCTAATGTAAATATAGTTATGTATTTAGGTGAATTTACGCACAAGACTAGGCATGTTAGGCATAGCAAACTAGGTGTGGCGCACGAATATTACAGAACAAAAACCATGCTCAGATTACGCTGCGATAACTGTGACAGTGAATTTGTTCGAGAACGTAGTAGGATGAGCCCCGAACGCCTAAACAATAATTTTTTTCATGTATGCGAAAACTGTAATGCAAAAAGTTTCGCACAAAAACGTGGGGTTGAAAGAAGAAAAGTTTGGCAACTTACTGCAAGTTCCAGTATGCCGATAGGGAAAATCTAGTCTTTCTTTATAAGTGTGTAAGCGCCATATAAAATTGCAGCATAGGCAACTATAGCAGCAATAGGTTTGAAGATAAGGAAAGCAACACCTGCTGCAATTAGTACGATGCCATCCAGAGTAGTTCTTTCTTTTAGTCTGTTTTTTATGAATTTTTTAATCATCAGTAATGCCATCCGCC